CGGAAGTAGAAGTTGTGAAGGAGAAAGAGGGCCCTACAATCTACCGGCTCTTTTTGGTAGAAGGGGCGTATATCTATACCCTTGTAGTAATCGCAGCCACATGACTCTCTGAACGGACCTTCTACGAATGACTTTTCGAGGTTAATCTTAAAGCCACACATTGTAAGGATACCGATGACGTCATCAGACCGCTCACGCGGGCAGATTATGTCGTCGCCGTAAACAGAAACACTGTCGACGTTGCCATCGCAGGCAGACGCAGTCAGTGCCCAGAAGATGAGTGTCTCCAAGGGAAAGGTGAAACCATTTCCCATAGAAGAGAACTTCTGTAAGTCAAACCTGGAGTGACCGTTTAGGATCACAGAGTGACTCCGAATGGCATTAAGCCAGTCGAACCATTCTTCTGGTAGAAGAAATTTAACCAGTTGAGTGGAAATGGAGTCTGAGGCAGCGTGCAGGTCCAGCGTAGCAAGCTGGTTAGTGACCGATCCGATCCGAGCAAGTTTTTGATTTTTGCTCTGGTCGCGGATGTCAATACCTGCCCGCAAAAGCCTACTTGTCATGTAATCACCCGTACCCGCTTGGAGAAGCGTGTTAAAAGTGGGTTCCACAACAACACTTCGGTAGGTCTTTGCGTTCTTAGGGACGAAATCCAACTTACCCAGTGATTCAATGAAAGGATAAGTGCCACATAAATAGCCTTCCTCGTCAATGCGTTCTGAGATCTGATGGCAGTCAAGCCACGGCAGAAACTCGCGAACAACAGACGGAAAAGACCAGTGACGAAGGAATTCGGGGCTACACCTAGGCGTTTGTGAAAACTTCCTCTGCGGGTTCGCCTCCCGCTTTCTTATAGAGGTCGTAGAGCCAGGCCCGAAGCGGAATTTAAAGGATCCAATCGAGGGCATCGACCCTAGTATACGGGATATTTTCTTACGCGCCGCATACAATATGCGCGTGTAACGGGGCAAGAAGTTAAATTGCCCCCCTGCAACTAGGAGAAAGAGCCGATTTGTTTCCTTACAAGCAGCTTCGGATGCGATAAAACTGCAAAGAGCCCTTTGTCTTTTAAGAGAGGGATCACCCAGGAAACCAAGCTTCTGGTAAAAAGCCAGGGCTTGCCTGCAGTGAATGAGCTGGGATACATCCCAGTCCACTCTGGTCATTGGCAGTTCATACGCAACAAGAGCGGCAAAATCGTTCTCTTGAATCAGAGAGGCGATCTCTTTGCCAAACTTGCCGCCCTCAAGGGCATGTGCGAGGCTTAGATCCTTCAGTAATGAAAGGGTGCTTTCCTCGGTCATTTGTTCATCCCACGTACTAACGTACATAACTTCCTCCTAAAGAGAGAGAATGGAGATTTAGCTGATTGTGATAATCAGCACTACAACGAGTATCCAGACCAGCAAAACTACAAAGTGATTGTAAGACATATCACGATGCAGCAATAAGCTGGTCGATCAGCTCCGGAATGAAACCCGTTATGATCGGAGTCACTGTGTATGTCACATTCCCGCCCAAATTGATAGCCATTTGACGACAAAGTCGTCTACTGGCTACCGTTGAACGTGGATGGTGGAACCCAGTGACCACCTGTGTATCGACGTAGGCGACCTTCGGGGCGGCAGTATAGCCAGACGAATTCTGACCGGCTACAGCTTCCATTACAGGAATCTCGACCCGATATTCAGACCGCCAGACACCAGAAGACATCTTCTTAAGGGTTAGTTTTAACCGAACCTGGGCCTCGTTTGGGAGTGACAGGATGGATTCGCGCCATTCAGCGACGATTCCATCTTTGGCATCCTTAGCAACGCCGATAGGAACAAGA